GTCGATACGAAGCAGCGCGTCATCTTCTGTTCGTTCAATGAAGACATCACCGGTATAGTGCAGGTGGGGCGGCTAAGGAAAGAATTTTATTTTAATATTCAATTAATAATTAAATAATAAAAATTATGGAAAAATCAATTAAGAAAATCATCAACGGAGTTAAGTGTGAGTTTTATCTCACAGAGGATGGCAAGTACACCGTCCGTGTAAAAGACAATGAAGACGCGACGAGAAAGCTGCTCGGAGCTTGTAAGCACAAATCTGTGAGAGCTGACAAATTGCACTTCTTCATTCGAGGTATCAAAGAAAAAATCGAAAATGGCGCCCTCGAGGGAGAACCGATAAAGAATATCAGTTTCGAAGACTATGTGCCCTCTAATGAGAACCCAATAATACGACTTGGGGAGCTCGTTCAAAAGATATACGGTGAGAACATCGAAACGGAAGTGTTAAGCGTCTTAGGAGACGACCACTGTCCGTTAGTTACGGTGAAAATAACCTTACCAGATGGAGACTACGAAACCGCGTCAGCAGGTAACCAAAAGGTTGCAAAGAAAATCGCAGCAAAAAAAACTATTGGATAGGTTAATATGAGTAAGGTAAGCAGAACAATGGAAATAACCCCACCCAGGGGACGTGTGACAACCGAACATCTTGTAAGCAAGGGCTATTCGTGTGGTTATTGCCAAGGCAACGGCTACTTTTGGGGCGTAGACGATTACGGGGAAAGTGTAAAAGAACCTTGCCCCGTATGCAACGGAAGCACCGAAGTCGACGCGGTAATAAACATCGAATGGAAAGCCGGAGAAAGTAAAAAGGTAAAAGAGTAAAGAAGTATGATAGATTGTATAGATTATAAAAAAGGCCGTTGCCTCGGAAACTGTGACGGCATGGGACATTTCCTATGTGACGAATGCAAGTGGCGAAAGCCGAAAAAAAGAAGATAATATGAGAAAGTTGAGATATTATTCGATGATACCAAATGACAAGCCAGAGTGGCTACTACGGCTACAGATGGATATTAGTCAGCATTACAGCCTCCAAGGTATGGAAGACACCAAGGAAGATTGGGAACGGCTGAAGGCTTATGTGGATGCCAGGATGTTGGACTTGTATTGCACACGTGGTGTGAAGATCAGAAGCTGTATTGAATCGGAGCTCGTAACCGACAACGGAAAGACAGTGCTGCATATTAAACGTAATGGAAAGGTCATACAAATTTATTTTAATACTTATAACAATGAAAAAAGTTAAAAATCATTCAACCAATTGTGTAGGTGTCATCACTGTTCGATGGTCGGTGATCAACGAAGATGTCAAAAGCATATACGGGGAAACATTTGGTTTTTGTTCTAAGTTTCCGACGGAAACAGAACAAAAGAAAATGAAAGAAAACGTACAAAAGAAAATACAGGAAGTAGTGGAAAACAACAAGGCGCACTTCAAGATTGATAAAAACTCGGTAGTGCGTTTTTCGTCGAGTATCAAGCTTATAGGCTGTGAGTATCTTTTGAATAACGATAAATAAAAGACATCATGCAGGAAGTCACCAATTACAAACGTTTCTATGCGCTACTCAAACGCATGCCCGGCGCAGACAAAGAACTGCTGGTGTATCAGCATACCGGTGGTAGAACAGACAGCCTGCGCGAGCTTACCGCTGCTGAATATCGCGCCTTGTGTGACGATATGGAGCGGGCAACCGGTTACGATGAAGTGCGCAGAGCGTTACGGGAAGAACTCCGAACCCGCCGCAGCATCGTCTTAAAGCTGATGCAGCAGCTGGATATCAATACCACAGACTGGGATCGCGTGGATGCCTTCTGTCTAAATCCACGCATTACGGGTAAGTTGTTCTGCAAGCTCAATATAGAAGAGCTCGTGGCCCTCGCCACTAAACTGCGTGTTATTCAGCGCAAGGGCGGACTCAAAACACAAGAAAATAATGATAAACCCGGCACAGTCTCTTATGTCTTCATTGACATGGGACGTGCCACAAAATGTTAAGTTTATGAACGAAACAACAAAAGTGACCGTTGAAATGACGGCAGAAGAAAAGGCCCGCTTCGAGGCTTTTCAAAAGTCAGAGGCCAAGCGCGCAGCAGAAGAGAAAGCTCGCGCTGACCGTGAGATGTACAAACAGATGGTGGATGATGAGATAGACAACTCAATCCCCGTGCTGCTATCTATTAGTGAGCAAATCAAACAGAGTAAACAAAAGGTTCTGGACAACTTTAAAACCATCCTCGAGCTTAAGGGGAGTATTTTAAAAACTGTGAAAGATGATCAAAAGAGTCACACCTTTACCAATTCTGACGGAAGCAAACGCATCACGCTGGGCGTATATGTAACCGACGGGTACCGCGATACAGTAGAAGATGGTATCGCAATCGTGAAGGAGTACATCGAAAGCCTGGCCAAGGATGAGAAAACAAAATCGCTGGTAAACATGGTACTTCGCCTGCTCTCGCGCGATGCCAAGGGCACGCTCAAAGCCTCGCGCATTGTGCAGCTACGTAAGGTTGCAGAAGAGTCGGGCGATGAACGTTTTCTCGAGGGTGTGCGTATCATCGAAGAGAGCTACCAGCCCGAGGTGAGCAAGCAATTCATTCGCGCTGAACAGAAAGACCGCAACGGCATGTGGAGAACAATTCCACTGGGTATGACAGAATGTTAATAAAAATGTAACATTAAGCTAACAAAATCCCTGCAACTCTTGTAGTTACAGGGATTTTTTGTTAATTTTGCGCTTATATGGCAAAGGGACGAAACAAACAGCTCATCGACGAGCGCGACAAGAAACTATTCGAGCGGTTCTACTACTGGTCGGAGGTGCAGCGTCTGCGCTTCGATGACGTCATCCATAAGCTTTCGACGGAAGAATTTTTTCTTTGCGAAGCCACCACCCTTCGTATCATCAAGCGGATGCTGATGGAAGGCGCTACGGTGGACGGGCAGGCCGT